TCTCGCATTTGCTAAGCAGATCGAGGGTAAGGTGTCAAAGAAGGGCGTTAAGCTGGCTTTCACAGAGGAAGTTATTGCCGATTCTCTTTGGGACATCGTAGGCCTCCATGTGCGTGCCGCAGGCCGTGCAATGGCACGTTTGAAAGAGCAAATTGCTCTCAGTCGTTTCAAGGATGCAGCTACAATTGTATTCGACAACGACAGTGGTAGCTATGACGACACAACAGGTCGCGGAATTGATGGTGCATTCAATGACACCGTCACCTGGGACGATGTTGTAGACATGGCAGCTGTTCTAATGGCCGAAAATCATATACCAACAGACTTCATCCTTCACCCACTGATGTGGTCGGTCTTCCTCAAGGACTCGATCTTCCACATGGGCGGCGCTGCATCAGCTGTTAATACCAGCTGGGGCTACCGTCCACAGTCGAAGGATGGCGCTCTTAACGCAACAGCTCCTATGGGCTTGAACGTGTTAGTGTCACCATTTGTTAGCTTTACAGCTAAGAACGGTTCAACACCAGCTAAGTCAGACCTGTTCCTCATTGACCGTAATGAGGTTGGAACTCTTCTCGTTAAGGATGACATGAGCACAGATCAGTTTGATGATCCGTCACGTGACATTCGTTCGATGAAGATGAAAGAGCGTTATGACATTGTAATGCTTGGCGATGGTGAAGGTATTACTGTTGCTAAGAACGTTAGCCTTGCTCGTAGCTACGAGGTTGAAGTTACAAACAACGTTACGTTGTAATAATCCTTAAGACTGTTATAGTTACGATACAGTCTTAGAAAGTAGGGGGCAGCGAAAGCTGCCCCTTATTTTTTTGCACAAACCCTGTTACTAATTAAGTGTCAGTATTTTTTCTGAGGAGATAAATTGTGCCATTAAATTTAATAGATTATGCCTCAGTGGGTGTTGATAAAGTAAAAATTAAATTTGGTAGAACAGTAAAAATTAGTTCTATAACAAATGATAAATTTATTGTTCAAACCTCAGATGCGACACCAACTCTTGTATCTAATCCTTTTAAAACAATTAATTCATTAGCTGATTATAATACAATATCTAGAACACTCACTCTTTACTGGGATAAGGTTCTTGTTTCTGGTCAGGAATATTATATAAGAGCAGTAGGTTTGCTGGACTCTGCAAATGAAGTTGTAGCAGAAGAATATATAAAATTTACAAAACAAGATGCAGCAACACCATCTGGTTTCTCAACTTCTGTTATCCCGGAAATAGAAGAAATTTTAGTAGAAGATAACTCAATCTTAACCGAAGCATATAGCAGTTATCAAATCATAGCTAAAAATCCAGAATTCTATATCGATTCTGTTGATCCAGCAAGTGGATCATTTTATATAGCAAATGACAATAATGATGGAAGAGTAACTATTACCTTCAATGCTCGTCCAGCATCTAACTTTTTGTCTAACAGATACTTTAAGGCACAAAGAAAAAAGATTCAGAAGTCACCATCTCGTTGGGAAAATGTTGAAACACTAATACAAATGCATTCCTGGAAACCTGAAATATATGTAGACTTTCCTTCTTTAAATGACGCAACACCATCCTATTATACTGAAAATAAAGATTACTTTGAAAAAGGTTATAAATACAGAATAACAGTTTCAAAAGATGTAGGAATTTAATATGGCTAACTTTATCTACGGTAAAGCTAAACAAGCCATGCTCAGCGGAGATATAGATCTAGGATCAACAAATTTAAAAGTAGCTTTTATTAAAACCGCACTTTATACTCCAAGTCAAAATACTCACGAATTCCTATCTGATATACCAACAGCAGCAAAAGTTTATAAAAGCTCAGCTTTACAAAATGTATCAAATACACTAGGCGTTCTCGACGCAGATGATATAAACATCATATATGACGGATCTTCGTTTGAAGCTATAGCGCTATACCAATATGGAACTTCGGATTCAGATTCTAGATTAATAGCTTTTATTGATACATCAGAAGGTCTTCCATTTCCTGGAACGCTTGATGCTTCGTCTTTACTGTTACTATGGAACAATACTTCAACAAAAATTATTAGCTTATAGGAAAAATTATGGCAACAAACTACCCAAATCAATTAGATGTTCTAATAAATCCAACAGCAACCGATCCTTTGAATTCGGTTACCGTACCTCACCATCAACAACATACCAACTTAAATGACGCTGTAGAGGCCTTACAGACCGTTTTAGGCGTTAATCCAGCAGGATCACACCTTACGGTAAAGGATAGAATTGTAGCTGTAGAGTCAAACTTTAGTAGTATAAATTACTTAGGCGATGTTACTATTAGCAATGTTGGATTAAAGGACGTGTTAATTTACAATGGCTCTCAATGGGTAAATAAGTCTGTTGAATCATTAACTGACAACAGCGCAGAACTTAATATTAATGGAGGAAATTTTTAAATGGCTAACATTTTAAGAATTAAAAGAAGAGCTGGTACTGGTTCAGCTGGTGCACCAAGCTCACTTAAAAATGCTGAATTAGCATTTAACGAAGCAGATAATACCCTCTATTATGGTTATGGAGATGACGGTAGCGGCAATGCGAATACAATTCCAGCTATTGCTGGTGTTGGCGCATTTGTTTCACTGGGAACCGAACAAACAATAACTGGTAATAAAACATTTAATGGTGTAACAATTGTTGCTACTCCAAGCGCAAACGCACACGCCTCAACAAAGCTTTATGTTGACCAACAGATATCAAATATTAGTGGTCAAATAGCTAATGTTGGTACAACATTTACTGCAGCTGGAGACACTGGCAACGTCAGCATTGCAACAGGCACTGATACTTTGACTATTGCTGGTGGTACAGGTTTAACTTCTATCGCAGCAGCTACAGACACAATTACAATTAATCTTGACAATACTGCAGTTACAGGTGGCTCTTATGGTGCAGCCAATACGGTTGCAACTTTTACAGTTGACGCTCAAGGTCGTCTAACAGCAGCTGGAAATACAACTATTAACATAAACGCTGGACAAATTACAGGATTTACAGAAGATACACAAGACGCAGCTGCGGCTCTATTAACAAATGGGACACACAGTGGCATTAGCGCATCGTATGATGACGCAAACTCTAAGGTAAATCTTACAGTAACAGCACAGTCATTTACAGTTGCTGGTGATGGAGGATCAAGTCAAACAATTACTGCAGGAGATACATTGACAATCTCTGGTGGTACTGGTCTTACGGCAACCGCTGGTGGCGCAACAGATAAAATCACACTTGATCTCGACAACACTGCAGTTACTGCAGGATCATATGGCGCAGCAAACACAGTTGCAACATTTACAGTTGATGCACAAGGTAGGTTAACAGCTGCTGGCAACACTGCAATTTCTATTACTGGTTCACAAGTTAGCGATTTAGGAACTGCAGCAGTTACTTCTATTACTGGTACATCAAATGAAATCACCGTATCTGGAACAGGTTCTGGTCCATACACAGGTGCAATTACAATTGGTCTTCCAGACGACGTTACAATTGGCAATACTCTTACCGTAACTGGAGATTTAATTGTTCAGGGAAATACAACAACTCTTAATACAGCAACTTTGGTTGTTGAGGACAAAAATATCGTTCTTGCAAACTCCGCATCACCTTCAGATGCAGCTGCAGATGGCGCTGGTATCACAATTCTTGGTAGTACAAGCAAGACATTCAACTGGGTTAACGCAACGGGCTCATGGACTTCATCTGAAGACTTAAATCTCCTCTCTGGCGGAGTATATAGAATTAATGGAACAGAAGTCCTTAGCGGGACTACACTTGGTTCAGGAGTAACCGCATCAAGCCTTACTTCAGTTGGGACAATTGCAACAGGCACATGGCAGGCTAATGCAGTAGCAGTTACCTATGGTGGTACTGGTGCAACAGATGCATCCAATGCAAGAATAAATCTTGGTTTGGCAATTGGTTCAAATGTCCAAGCTTATAGTTCGATATTAGCAAACGTTGCTGCTGGTACATATTCTGGCGACGACAGCATTGTAACAGTTGGAACAATTAGCTCAGGAACTTGGAGCGCTACAACAATAGCCTCTAACAAGGGTGGTACTGGATTTACAACTTATGTGACTGGTGACATAATTTATGCCAGCGCAGCAAATACATTATCTAAGTTGTCAATAGGTTCTAGTGGGCAAATTCTGCAAGTTGTAGCCGGAGTTCCAGCATGGAGTGACACAATAGATGGTGGAACTTTCTAATTAATCTAAGAAAGGCTTTCCATGGCTTTACCAATTATTACATCTAATCAAATAGCTATAGATCCAATTAGTGGAGTATTCTATTTTAGGGATGATAGCGGATCACTAGTAAGTTCATCTTTAAATTTACTTCAAAATTCAAACACTCAAATAACAACAGAAGATAGCGTTCAAGTTTCTGGAGATTTAGTAGTTTCTGGAAACCTTACTGTTAATGGCACTACAATTACAGTAAGTACTGAATCAATAGTTGTTGAAGATAAAAATATTGAATTAGGATATGGAATTACTACTGACGCTGGCGCAAATGGTGGCGGTATAACACTAAAGGGTGCAACAGATAAAACATTTAATTGGGTTAACACAACTTCATCTTGGACATCTTCTGAAGATATTAATCTTTTATCAGGTAAAGTTTTTAGAATTAATGGCGCAGAGGTGTTGTCAGCCAATGCATACACAGGCTCAGCGGCAAAGTGGACTAATGCTAGAGTAATTACATTGGGTGGAGATTTATCTGGAAACGTTTCCATAGATGGATCTGCTAACGTAACTCTTACTGCAACCATAGTTGCCAACTCCGTAGCTTTAGGTACCGATACAACTGGAAATTATATTGCATCTCTAGTTGCTGGAACTGGTATAGCCTTAGCTAATAACTCTGGAGAAGGATCAACTCCAACAATATCACTCAACGCATCTATTGATGAGTTAACAGACGTAGCAATTAGCAACGCCGCCAATGGTGATTTCTTTAGATATAATGGATCAACTTGGGTTAATGATGCAATTAATTTATCAACTGATACAATAGGCGATTATGTTCAGTCGCTAGTTGCTGGTACTGGAGTCTCAGTCACGAACAATTCTGGAGAAGCAACAACTCCAACGGTTTCAATTGGTCAATCAGTTGCGACAAATGCAAACGTTAGTTTTAACCAAGTAACTTCTAATTTAATTGGCAACGTTACTGGTAATTTAACGGGAAATAGCAGTGGTGTACATACTGGTAATGTCACTGGTAATTTAACCGGAAACAGCAATGGAATCCATACTGGAAACGTAACTGGTACAGCAAGCAATGCGTTGGTTTGGACAAATCAAAGAAAAATTACCTTAGATGGTGACGTAACTGGTAACGTATTTATAGACGGTAGCGCAAACGTAACCATGACAACAACAATTGCTTCGAACTCAGTTGCTCTTGGTGCAGATACTACTGGTGATTATGTAGCTAACTTAGTTGCTGGAACTGGAATAACAATAACTGATAATTCTGGTGAAGGAATGACTCCTGTTATTAAAGTTGCAGATTCCTACACAACAAATATGGTTTCCAACATATCAAACTCTGCAGCAAGCGTGAGCGCGTATGCTGACACAGTTGCTGGTACAGCTTATTCCAATGCAGTGACTTATGTAAATAATACAACTTTAGATGGTTTATCTGGGGTAGTAATATCTAACGCTGCAACAAATAATATTTTATCATATAATGGCTCAGTTTGGGTGAATGATGGTTTTAACACCTCTAAGCTTTCAGACGTATTAACAAACAATGTTTTAAATGGTCAAATACTCGTTTATGATTCGACTGTATCAAAGTGGGTTAATGCCATAATACCAGAAGCCCCTGCTGGAACATCATCTTCTTTCACAAGAGGAAACAACACTGACACTGACTTTACCATTTTCCATGGATTGGGTACAGCAGACGTTGTCGTTACGATAAGAAGCAATATTACATATGAAGTAATTGAAACAAGGTGGAGCACAACTGATAGCTTAGGAGCTTTTTCCAATAATCACGTAACAGTTAACTTTACAAATCCACCATCTACAGATGAAATGAATATTACTATTTATGGATCAGTTCAAAGTACTTCTGTAGTTATAACTGGAAGATTGGATAATCTATCTGGTGACGTTATGATAGGTTCACCATCAAGTGGAGAACTTTTATCATACAATGGAAGCAAATGGATTAATAGAAAAGCCAACATTACAACTGATATGGGTGATGTTATTATCAGCGGTAACGCCACTGGTCAATTCTTGAAATTTGATGGAAATAGTTGGATAAATTCATCTATTCCTACAATAAATAATTTAGATGACGTTGGCGATGTTAGCGTTTCATCAAAGTCAACAGATGATATATTAAAGTGGAATGGAACTGCATGGGTTGCTGTTACTCCAACTAAATCAACAGTTGGTTTGGGAAATGTCGATAATACTAGCGACGCAAACAAGCCAGTTTCTACAGCTACACAAACAGCTTTAGATCTTAAATCAAATTTAGCAAGTCCAACTTTTACGGGCAACGTAACACTTCCAAGTACAACATCAATTGGGAACGTAAGTAATACAGAAATTTCCTACTTAGATGGAGTTACTTCCGCAATTCAAACACAATTGAACAATAAAGCCTCTTCGTCAACATCTCCCACAATAACACTTGCTGGCGACTTAACTGGTAGTGCCACTCTAACCAATCTAGGAAATGCTACACTTACTGCAACAATTGCAGCCAATTCTGTAGCCTTGGGAACTGACACAACTGGTGACTTTATTTCTTCACTTGTAGCTGGAACTGGTATTACGCTAACTAATAATTCAGGAGAAGCTGCAACTCCTACAGTTGCAGTAAATACTTCCGTTATAGCAACTAAGGCTTACGTAGATTCTTTTGCTTCTGGAATTAATTGGCACGCAGCAGTTAAGGCTGCTACTTCAGGCGACCTTGCTGGAAATTATGATAATGGCGCAAGCGGTGTTGGTGCCACTTTAACTAAAGCAACAGTTGGTTCGATAGGAACTATAGACAGCGCATCTGTAGTAGCTGGAGATAGAATATTACTTAAGTCTCAAGCTGATGCCAAGCAAAATGGTATTTACACAATAGTAACCACCGGAAACGCTACGGTCGCTTGGCAAATTATTCGCGCAACAGACTTTGATAACTCCAGTTCATCAGCAACAATAGTCCCAGGCGATGCAGTGTTCGTAACAGGTGGTAGCACCAATGGAAGCAAAGGTTTTATACAGGACGCATACGGCACTGGAACTAATAGTGCAATCGTAATTGGAACAGATAATATAGCTTTTACTCAATTTACTGGAGCATCAACCTCAGTAGCTGGTAATGGTTTAAGTACTACTGGTAATCAATTTGATGTGGGAACAGCTTCATCTTCTAGAATTGTTGTTAATGCAGACAATATAGATCTTGCAACAACTGGTGTTTCAGCTAATACTTATAAGTCAGTAACTGTTGACGCATACGGTAGAGTTACCAGTGGAACAAATCCGACAACACTATCTGGATACGGAATAACAGATGCAGTAAGCAGTTCATTGACATCGGCTTATGTATTATTGGGTAACTCAACTGGCGTTGCAACTGGTACTCAAATTTCTGGAGATGTTACAATCTCCAATACTGGTAACGTACAAATCGCATCGAACTCAATCGTTAATGCTGATATTAACTCAGCAGCGGCAATTGCGCTGAGTAAGTTAGCTAGTGGAACTTCAGGGCAAATCATAGTTGCTAACTCATCAGGAGTTCCAACTTGGGTTTCAGAAACTGGGGATATCACCATATCAGATGCAGGCGTAACTGCAATTTCATCCAACGTAATTGTTGACGCAGATATTAATTCATCTGCAGGAATTTCACTTAGTAAGTTGGCTGCAGGAACTTCGGGTCAAATTATTGTTGCTAACGCATCGGGTATTCCTACCTGGGTTTCAGAGACCGGCGACGTCACTATATCAGACACTGGGGTGACGGCAATTGCGTCTAATTCGATTGTCAACGCAGATATAAATTCAGCAGCAGCAATTGATTATTCTAAATTAAACTTATCAAATACTATTACCACCACAGATCTTCAAGCTGGTGCTGCAAGAGGTGGATTTAATTCCACTCTAAGAACAGTTACGTCAAGCAATACCTTAGTTTCTACTGACCTCGCTAAATTAATAGTAGCAAATAGCTCTTCGGACATGACTATAACGGTTTCGACATCTGCTACATTTAATGATGGTGACAGAATAGATCTTTTAAGAGCTGGCACTGGAGAGGTAACAATAGCTGGATCTGGAGTAACAGTAAATGGAACTCCAGGATATCGTTTGCGTGCACAGTGGTCTTCTGCTACACTTATAAGATTAAGTTCAACTACCTGGGTGGCAGTTGGCGACCTAAAGGTTTAATTTTATGACAATTCCAGCAGGTAGTGCAGGTCGGATCAAGAAAGGCTAATAAGCCTACCATAGCTGCACGGAACATCTGATTCTGCCGCCAATGCTGCGATTACCTCAGCTGGATTCGTTGTTGGCACAGTTACCGACACCGCTGTAACTGTTGGAGCAGGTGGTGGAGCATCAAGTCCAGCCAATTTAAACACTGTAAAAACTGCGTTAGTTGATAGTTCAACAGAATTATTAGGTTCAGCTATCTCCTATGAAAGAAGCGCTCCGTTTTTTCCTCCGTTTTTTCCTCCATACTTCCCTCCATACTTCCCTCCATACTTCCCTCCATACTTCCCTCCATACTTCCCTCCATACTTCCCACCCTCTTTTGCCAGTGCACCCGCATGCACCTCCTGTAATGGAACACCTGCATATGAAGAAATTTGTTTACCAGGTGGTTGGAGATGGAGATATGGCACAACCTATAATGGGACCTGTTCTCCAGCTGGTTGCACTGGTTGCAGTTGTCCAGTAGGAACAGTTTGGGGACCATACGAATACGGCGCTGCATGCTAAGTATGATACAATAAAATATATATAAATTTTTAAAAGGAGAAATACCAATGGCCATTGAAATATCTGAAATTAACAATTATAATGATTTTACATTTTTTGCTGTTCTAGTTGATGGTGAGTACACTGGTAAAGTCGGCATTGCTGGAAGCGGAGGCCCAGTAATGGCTGGGATGAAATCTAATCCAACTATAGTAGAGATGACCCAAGAACAAGCTAATGTGGTGGAACTTGGTTGGGTTTACGATGGAGTAGACTTTATCAGACCAACGGTATAAATTCTTTTATGAGCGCTTGGAAAGAATATAAAGAAAAGTTAGGGATAACTAGACCTTGGGATTTATTAAATCCAAATGAAGAAAAAGTTTCTGAAGAAGAAGCTAAATCTCGATATGACGTTTGCCTTGATTGCGATAGATTAATATCAGCTACGAAGCAATGTAAAGAATGTGGATGTATTATGTCACTGAAAGTAAAGCTTAAAAGAGCTACTTGCCCATTAGGTAAATGGTAATTGTGGTAAATGAAAAAATATTTATAGCTATTCCAGCTTTTCAAGAAGAAGATCTTTTAAACACTGTCAAAAGCATATACGACAATGCTGAAGTACCATCTAATGTTTATATTGGAATTTGCAATCAAAGATTAGGTAACGATTTTGAAGATTTTTCAGAGTATCCAAATGTAAGAGTTGCTAATTTAACTACCCCATTTCCATTTGGTCTTGGTATGGGTTATCTATTATCTACATGGCTTCTGCATGAAGAATACTATGTTATGAGAATAGATGGGCATATGAGGTTTAAAAAAAATTGGGATAAAACATTAAAATATTATCATAATTTAATATCAGAACAAGTTTGTTACGGTGTGGTTATTAGTTCAAGGCCAGCATATTTTGAAAAAGATAAACATGGAAACGAAACGTATTACGATTCTATACACAATGATCCCTTTGCTCTTAAAAGAGAACTAACAGCAAATGTCCACTCAAAAAATAGTTCAATAGTTTATAAAGAAGAATTTACTGAAAATATTTGGGAAGATAAAGAATTTATAGAAACACACTTTATAAGTGGGGCATTTCAATTTTCTACAATTGATTATTTTAAAGATATAATACCAGATCCAAGAATATATATGTTTGGGGAAGAACATACTACTTCACTTAGGGCATGGACCCATAACTATAGAATGTACTGCATAAAAGAGTCGGTAATGTTTCATTTAAATAAGGGTAATGGATACAGAGACAATTTAGGATCAAGTGATTGGATTAATAATACTTTAAAATTAAACAATTCTTCATTACCCTATAGATATCAGTTCCACTATAAGGATATCCTTTTAGGGAAAGAGTTTGGCCCTTTTGCAGCAAGGGGCAAAGAAAGCTACGATGCCTATATCGAAGCCATGGGATATTCCTATATTGATTTAATAGAAGAAAAGTAAACTAACTATATTGATGAAGACCTTCTGTATTATGACACCGTTGAGTAAGCTGTTCTATAGTTTATTTTTACAGTATTATCTATGTAGTTGTTACTATATATTTATAGTCTAAAGGATTAAAATGGCCAATACAATTACCCTTAAGAAATCAGCAACGCCCTCACAGGCCCCGTCAACATTGGCTGACGGCGAAATTGCCATTAACTACGCTGACGGTAAATTATTCTATAAAAACGCCTCAAACTCCATAATTCGGAGCAGCTTTAATATCTTCAATTGGTGGGACCTCTAATCAAATAACGGTAACTGCAAACGCCACAACAGGCGCTTACACCCTTTCACTTCCTTCTACGGTTAATGTCGGCAATATTCAAACTACAACACTAACGGTAGATTCTATAGAAATAGATCCAACTGGAGCTTCATTAAATCAAGTTCTTAAATTTAATGGAACTAAGTTTATTCCAGCATCTGATGCAACAGGTGTGCAAAGTATTTCCTATGAAGAGACAATAGGCGATGGCACTAATTCACTTTTTGTCGTTAATCACAATCTTGGAACTAAAGATATAAATGTAATAGTTCGAGAAAGTGTTAATCCATATGATGTTGTAGATGTTCGTTGGGAAGCCACAACTGCAAATAGTATTACTATAGATTTTGAATCGGTGCCAAACCTAAACTCTAAACGAGTAGCCGTTAAAGGTCCAGGAACTAAAGAGTTTTATTCAACTGTAATAGGAGATGGGTCAAATTCAACGATAGTAGTAAATCATGGTTTAGGTTCTAGAAACGTAGTTCCAGTTGTAAGAAGTGTAGATTCTCCATTTGATGTTGTAGAAGTTTCAGCACAAGCAACTAGTTTAAATTCAATTACTTTAGATTTCTCTTCCGCACCAGACACCGCATCATTATTGGCTTCTGTATTTTTGCTAGATTTAGATAATTCCTACATTGAAACAGTTGGCGATGGAACTAATAATGAATTCACGATAACCCACAATCTAAACACCAGAGACATAGGTCTCACATGCAGAACGATAGCTAGTCCGTATGATTTTATTTCAGTAAGATGGGAAGCAACAACTGCTAATACGGCAAAAGTTATTTTTTCTTCTCCGCCAACAGCAAACTCTAGAAAGATTGGCGTTTATAAATCTTTAGGTGGATCTAAAGAAGTAAATGATGAAGTAACTCTAGATATGCTAGATGATGTTTCTATAGCTTCTCCTGCAACTTATCAGGTTTTAGGTTGGGATGGAGGTAATTGGACAAATACAACAGTTGGAGCAAAGGCAAGATACACTTCTTCGTTTACTGCAACTGGTTTAACATATACTGGAAGCGGTGCTACACATCCTGGCTACAATTCACACTATGCAAGAGTTGGAGATTTAGTAACTTTTGCTATAAAAATAGATATGTCTACTGTAACAAATTTTGGAACAGGTCAATATAATGTTGAACTACCGTTTCTGCCAATGAGCGGTGCGTCAAACCATTTTGAGGGATGGGTTTGGGTTGACCCTTCTCAGCCAGCCGATGACTTAAATGGTCATATTATAATCAAAGCAGACCATCTTGCAAATACTAAAACACTTGATTTACATTGGCTAAAAGCCGCAACATCAAACCCGAAACCAGTAATTGAAAGTCTATTTTCACAAGGTGTTCCAGTAACGTTAACAACGTCAAGCATTTTATATATTAATGGAACTTATATCACAGAGTAAAACTTGACATATACCTATTTTTAGGCTAATATTTTAGCTATGCCTGTAGAAGAACAACCAATTAATATAACAATTTCAAAAGAACAGCTTGAGAACTGGCACATTTTCTTTGCTCTTCCGTGTTATGACTCTCACGTAACTGAGCCCTTTATGATGAGCTTTTTGCAAACAGCTCTTTATTTTAAAGAAATTGGTTTAAAGTATTCAGTTTGCACTATATCAGATTCTTTGATTAATCGCGCAAGAAACAATCTTGTTGCTAAGTTTATGGGCAATCCAGAATATACTCATTTGATATTTATTGACGTAGACCT